GCATCAAATTATCAGTGTTAATTTCTTCTGTCTTAACCTTGCTTTGTTCTGCATCGGAAACCCTTTTATAAACATCGTTTATGTTACTTTCTACAATCTTACAGATGTAATTAAACTTGTTTGCTTCGTTTTTAAACTCCTTTCCACGTATTGCTGATAAAATTTGAGGTTTACAAATCTGAAAAGTATATAGGATTATTTTAAATGAATATTTTGCTTTATCTTCGATGCTCCTATTTTCCAAATACTTGCCAGTAGTCAAACCTTTTAATCTTAGAATCAGAGTAGAAGGAATTGACTGTGATTTATCATACTGCAAAATCTCATGTTTTACATATTGATATAATTCATTCCACTGCTCTTTTTCTTCTTTTGTAAGTTTTGTATTAGCCATCAGTCAATTCCTCCTAACACATATTTTTAACTAATCAGCTTCAAAAGCTCTTGAGCATCAGAAATAGTATTAATTTCTGTTGGATTTGCATAACCAAGTTCTTTAGATTTAGCTAGAATTGGCTTAATCTTATCCATATCCTTTTTGTTCTCCTTGATGAAATCTGTGATCTTGGCAACTAAGCTATTAACTTCTTTTTGTTCACGTTTCTTATCTTCTGCATCGGCAATCTGCTTAAGCTTTAACGCATCAGCTTCTTCTTGTTCTGCTTTAGTTTGCTCAACAGATTTTCCACTCTTGCTCTGTTCTGCAATAATCGCATCTGTAAGAGCTTTAATAAATGCGTCAGATGTCATTTCGATTTCAGGTATAATTTCAGCAAATCTCGAACCACTATCAACTGCAACATTATCATCTCTAAACTTAATTCTTCTTGTTTGTTCAGAAACACGATTTACAGTCTCGTCCTTTTTAGTAACAAGATTTTTCTTGCCTGTCTTTTCTGTAATAATTGTTCTATCATAATACGCCAATCCCAAGAAATGCATCTTTTTCTTTAATAGATTGAAATATACCTTCTCAACATCGGAAGTTAGCGTCTTATAAGTAGTACCAGAAACAACGTCTGTTTCTTCCTTATTCTTAACATGACCAATAATAATAACTCTTACTCCAACTTTATTAAGTCTGTTAATTACATCAAACATTAACTCAAAAGCTTTTGCTTGTCCCTTTTGAAATCCGTTCCAAGCGGCATCAATACTATCGGCTCTTTTATCTGGATGATCTCTGTTCCATAGTCTAATTGCTTCTTGCTCTGCAAGTTTAATCCAACCATCATATGTATCAGCGCAAAGAGCCTTTAAATTTGGATAATCAGTAGTTTTGTTATCAATGATATCTTCTGCGATATCTTCCAAATCAGACCATTCATCACAATCTTCATAGACAATCCCTTGAATTGCGTCTGCTCCTCGTTCACCAGCAAGCTCTAAAAACATATAACCATCTTCACCAGCCAGCTTCTCTGCTACTTCTTTCATCAAAGTAGTTTTTCCAATTTTCGGCTCACCAAGAAGGCAGATATTATAAGCCAAAGGATCGATCTTTACTTCATTCTTCTTTCCGTACTTACCCATTAAATTCTCCTCAATTTATTTATTCTTATTCTTATAGCTTGCTCAACCAGTCTTCATCTTCGGCAACTTCAGTTGATTCATCTGCGTCAAATGGAGGAGTCTCTTCACCTTCTTCATCTTCACCAATCATAAAATCAAGAATCAAATCTTCCTCTTCATACTTTTTGTCAAACTTCTGAAGTACAGGCGTTTGTGTTTCATCCTTCCCAGTTACCATTTTTATCTGTGGCTTTCTAATAACCATACGCTTTGCCCTACCACCATTCACAGTACACTTAGCTAGAGCTTCTTCAAGTGTATATACTTCAAGATCAATTAAAGCCTTAATATCATCTGGGATATCATCTTCTGTAGCCATTACGGTAGCTCCGCCTTCAATTAGATCTCCCTCAAACGTAATCTCCGTAACACCCTTCTGAACCTTAAATACCTTGGCTACAACCTTTTGTACCAATTCCTTATTTGTAAAATCAACTTCGTATTCAAAAGTCTTACTATAAGGAATATTGCACTTGACAAGTTTTCCCTTGTATTCCTTGAGATAATCCAAAACCTTAGCGTAAATAGGAATAATACCCTTTTCCTTATCAGGCTGTCCAACGCTATCTTTTGTTAATAGCATTGTTTGAGTAAATTTAGCACAATATTTACTCTTATCATCAACCTTAGATAAGACCACACTATTAATTTCCTTCTTTACCTGTGTTTCATCGTTATATGTAGAATACTTCAGATTGCCTTTTACATTAACAATCATACCATCTTCAAGATTTTCGTTAATGTAAGCAATCATGTCATAAGGAGTTAAGAACTTCTTATAGAAAACTTTTTCCTTATCATTCTTTTCTAGTCCAACAGTCATAAAGCAAAGATCACCAATTGACTCTAGAATATCTTCATCGAATCTATCATCCCAATCAATGGTAAACTTATTTTCGAAGTCATCACTACCATCTTCCTTCTTACCATGAACATAAACTACATTGTCACGTTCTGCACCATAACCACCCATAAGCTCTGCATAAACAGTACCACATGTTTCTCCACAATAAACTCCAAGATTCAAAGAGTTATAGATCCAGTCAGACTTTTCCGACTTCTCATCTAGCTTATATGTATAGTCGTTAATCTTTGCTTCACCAATCAACATAAATGTATTTGCCCAATTCTTCTTTTCAAGTACCTTCTTTTCCTTCTTAGCCATTAACATTTCTCCTTTAATATGTATTATTTTTATTTGTTATTTACTGAAACTACATAAAATTCCACTTTTATCATCTATTAATCTACTGCAAGCAACGTCTTGAAATTTGTAATTACCTTACTATTTCTCGACATTGTATCACGCAATCCAACTTTTGTTTCTTCTAGTTCTGACTGATGATCTTCAATCTCTTTAACAGTCAAAGTAATATCATTATTTACACTCTGCAAATGATTTATTGTCTTAGATACCAAATCTACAGCATCTGTAGACTTCTTGTTTAATTCAGAAAGCTTTGCCTTCTTTTCTGCTAATGTGTCAATCTTTCTTGCCACTAATAATTCCACTCCTCATTAAGTTATTTTTTATTTTTTAATTATGTCCTCAAATATTGCACGGATTCTATCTCCGTAGTTATACAAGATAGCACCTATCGTTGCAATTACTACAACACCACAAAGAAATTGAAACATATATCCTCCTTATTTATTAAGATATCTATATGAACGGTTTTCACCGATTGCTTTTTAATAATTCTTTGTTAAACTCCAATCAGCAACCAATCTAACAGGAATCTTATTCTCTGTAACTACAATCGTTGGCTCACAATACATAATATAAGGCTCACCAGTTTCTTCATTAATCATCATCAACCATGTGGCTGTCAATCCTTCTGCTCCATACAATCCATTTGGATCAGCTTGTGGAAGTGTCGCACCGTTGTACTCATATTTTTCTGGGTTTGTATATTGCGTAGAATATGGTAGCCCATACCCATAACATCTTCCGACATAGATGAATTGTCCATTTAGGTTCTGCGAGTATGCATAGCACACAAGTTTACTGTCATCACGTTTCTCAAAGATTTCTTTTGCCATCTTCTTCTCAAAGAATTCTGTGATATCTGGCATTCCAATCTCATTTGTCGCTTGTTGCATTAAATCTTCTTGATACTTTTCCTCTTGATGTCTCGTGTCTTCCTCGCACCCACCCAACACAATACACATTAAAACCAAACAAATCAAAACTCCAATAATCTTTTTCATTTGTTAATCTTCCTCCATAATAATATATTTTCCATCACGGCAATCATCTAAAAAATCTTTTAAATCATTATTTTCAATTTTGCTTTCATCATAATTTGCGTAAACTGAATTTACCAGTTCAGCAATTGCGGCTCTTTCTACATCATCTTCAGCCTTAGCCATCTCAAGTTTATACTTCGCCAAATCGTCAAGTTTACCTTCGTTATATGTAGCTGATTGTTTAAAAATTTGTCTGTCTACATCCTTATTTGCTACACAGAATGTTTGTTTATATTTTAATCCAAGAAAACCTCCTCCAAATACGATTCCAACAATTAAAACAATTGTTAATACGATTCCTGCTGTGCTTTTAAAAAATGTTTTCATTTTTACCTCTCTTTTGTTTATATTATAAACTGTTTTCACAGATTGTTTGATTTTTACAATCTTATCTACCTCTCTTAATCCACAAACCAACATAACCATTCAAATGTTCGTATAAATTACCTTCAGCATCTCCAGCATAGATGTAAGCACTATTTTCATATTTCTCCATAAAAATTTCTACTTGAATATTTTTAATTGTAGGTGTGTCTACTGAAATATGTAATACGCCTTTTCCTTTAATAACAGAGCTTTCGTTTTCATCTACAGCTTCGATAATTGCTTCTCCAAGAGAAATTACATTTTCTTCACTAACTTCTTCGTATCTAAATACTTTCTTCATTTTTTCCTTTCCTATTCCAAATTCAATTTAACACAACACTCTTCACAATATCTCTTATTTTTAACTTTATAATATTCTTTACTGTCTATCCATTCACCACATTCATCACATCTGAATGTTTGAACATAATCTCCTTTACAACTTGGACAACAAGTGTTATCTTCGCCACATTCTTCTTTATATCGCAATGGTTGCTCAAATAGCTCTCCACACTCTAAACATATGTACATAATTAGTATTTTCGTGTTTTATCATAGTCAGCTATACTTTTGATGAAATCACTAAAATCACTGCCATTATATTTGAGTCGTGCTACCAAACAAATATTTTCATTATAGTCGTTATAATATGTATTAATCTTATCAGACAACTTCTTAATATCATCTTGAATTTCATTGTAACGTCTTTGTTTTGTTTCTCTAAGTTTTCTAGCTTTTTCAAACTCTTCTTGTTTTTTCTTCTTTGCACTACATT